CGAGCCAGCCGGGTACTGCCCGCTCTCGATGCGCCGTCGAATCTCCTGTGCGATCTGCGGCCAGGCCGCACGCCTCCGGTCGAGTTCCATGAGCCGGACGCTACGAGAGTCGACCATGCCAGGCGACTGGGGAATGGTTCGCAATGGGTCGCCATGCCCGACTACGGTCGACTACGCTTCAGACATGGAAGGAACGTGCAACTACTGCTGGCTGCCGGGGGTGAGCGTCGTGATCGTCCTCTCCGTCGAACGTATGTCGGGCCCCCCGTTCATTCGCGTCGCCTGCCCCACCTGCATGACCAAGGAGGGACTGTCGCCATGGCGAAGCCGACTGGAGATCGCGCTCCTGCGTGCGAGCTCGACCTCTGCTGGACGTGCGACGGGAACGTCGACTGCCTCGTGCAGGGCGTGATCTACCACCGGTACCGATGCTCTTGCAAGTGCCACCCCTCCGGGATCCGGAAGGTCCACTGGCCCTCGTCCTCCAAGTAGGAGGCGGGGGCCTCCCCATTTCCTGGGGCGGGGAATGTTCCGCCGGTTCGTGCCGTTCAATTCGTAATCATCTGACACCCACTGAATTGGATTGGTTTGTACTGCCGACGCTCCGCCTGGAGGCACACCACCCACCCGAACGGCACGATCACCTCGACCTACGGCCACGCATGCGGCGAGCCGGTCGTGGACGCGTACTCGCAGACGTGCGCCGGCCACTCACGAGGCTGGGCGATAAACCCTCCGGGTCGACCTGTCACTCCCCGCCTGGACGTCGGTCTCCAGGCATGACGAAGGGCCCCTGCCGTGTGGCGGGGGCCCTTGCTTTTCCTGGTCAGTCGCCCTTCATGATCGATACCATCTGGGCATGGAATTGGGGGAGTTCAAGACGGTGGGCCGCGGTCGTTCGAGGGCTGGGAGGCAGGAGCCGGACACGGCGACCAAGTTTCTCGCCAACACTCTCGCGAACATCGCTGCATGGAGGGCGCAGACGGCCGCTCAGGCGCCGATCTCGGGGGCGGCCGAGGAAGTGGCCGTGCGCTTCACTTCGCGCGAGCTGGAGCTGGTTGTGCGGCTTCTCGCGGCTGATGCGGGGCCCGAGGCGCTGCGTCTGCTGGAGTCCCTGTCCTCGGACGAGGAGGAGCGGGTCGGGGACGTATCCACTGGTGAGTGGGTGCCCCATCAGGCCAGTGATGTACTCTCGGAGCAACATTCGTCGCTCCGGATGTACATGGCTGAGGCTTTCGGGCCTCTGACCTGGTGTTTCACCCTCCGGACGGGACGAGTGCGCCCTGCACGTACCCTTAGAAGGCGTGAGCACCATGACCCCCGCACCTGCACCGATACGTCTGCGCCCCATCGCGGAGCAAGACGTTCCGGGCACCTTCAAGCGCCGGAAACGCGGCATCATCTACGTCCGCGTCTCCACCGCGCGCCTGGACATGATCAGCCCTGAGCTCCAGGTCGGGCACGCTCAGCAGTTGGCCGACGCCAACAACATCGACGTCATGTTCGAGCCGATCATGGACCTCGGCGAGTCGGGCCGGCACTTCGAAGAGCGCAAGATCGACGACATCAAGCGCATGGCCGAGCGCAAAGAGTTCGACGTCCTGATCCTTTGGATCTGGTCGCGCTTCGGCCGCAACCTGCGGGAATCCCTCCAGCACCTCGACGACCTCATGGCCTACGGCATCGAGGTGCGTGCCGCACGCGAGGACTTCGACGGCAAGACGACCATCGGTCGCTTCGCCATCGCACAGATGCTCAACATCGCGGAGCTGGAGTCCAACCAGAAGTCGGACCAGTGGAAGGACGCGATCGAGCGTCGCAAGACCAAGGGTCTGCCGCACGGCAGTGCTGCTCGGGGGAAGTTCGGCTACTACCGGTGCGACACCTGCCCCCCGCCCGAGCCGGGCAAGCCGATGGACAAGTGCCCGAAGTGCAAGGACGGCATCCTCAAGCTGATGGCGGAGTACCGGGAGGTCTACCTCCACCTGTACCGCAGCTACGTGGAGGGTGCCTCGGTGCGGAGCCTGGTCCTGTGGCTACGGCTGTCCAAGATTGTGAACTGGACGGGCCGGGAGATCGATGCAGGGGATCTCTACTCGATCCTCGACAACGGGTACGCGCTCGGGTTCGTGCGCTACACGCTGCCCGAGGAGCTGTACACGGTGATCACCCGCGCGGACGGGACGACGAAGACCAAGCGGAAGAGCGCGCACCGGGACATCACCGCGTACCTGTACTACAAGGGCAAGCATGAGGCGGTCCTCGCCGACGAGGTCGAGTGCGAGAAGCTGTGGGATGGGTACGTCGCGCGGCGTCTGAGCGGCCGGGACAACGACGACAAGAGCCACGACCACTCGGCGAAGTACTCGGTGTCGGGCCTGCTCACGTGCTCGGGGTGCGGCGGCAACATGCACTCGATGCTGCGGGCGAAGAAGGTGCAGCGTCCGTGGAAGGACGGCCGGCCTGACCCGTCCGACGTCCTGTTCCGGTGCACCCGGCACATGAAGTTCAAGGACTGCCCTGGCGGCGGCGTCTACGTCACGCTGGCCACGGCCGAGGAGGTCGTCAAGGACTGGCTGGCACAGCAGGCGCAGGGCGACCCGGAGGGGGCGGCTGGCGTGCAGGCTCGGGTCGCCGAGGTGCAGGCTGCGCAGAGCGGGAAGCCTGGGTCGTACGACGTCGACCTGATCCGGCTGAAGGTGATCAAGACCGAGCTCGACAAGATCCGGAACACGGAGGATCAGCTCACGGACCTGGTGCTCGACGAGCAGATCAGTCGGGATGCGGCCCGGCGTAAGCGGGCGAAGCTGGACACCGACAAGGCGACTCTCCAGCAGGAGAGTGCGGAGATCTCGAAGCGGATCAACGATCAGCCGCGGGTGATCGAACGGCCGGAGGCTGCTGCGTTCTCGACGGCCTTGGATCTGTGGGAAGTGGCGGAGCATCTTGATCGGCGAGAGCTGGCCAAGACGGTGATCCGTACGGTGCGGGTCAAGCGTGGCCGCGACCCGAAGAACAAGTGCGAGGTGTGGCCGCTGTGGGTGGCGCCTCCGGTCAAGCCTGGCGAGCCGGTTCCTGCGGCCTGAGCCTGTCGGCGTACTTCACGGTGAGCTCGGCGACCGTCTGCCAGAAGTTGTCCATGCAGTCCTCGCGGGTGAGGACGGTGGTGGTGCGGTTCATGAGATCCAGTTCCTGAAAGAGAACAGGCCCCCTCCCTCGACTGGGGAGGGGGCATCTGTGCGTGAGGGGTGGGTCAGGGAGCGACGCGGCCGTTCTCGCTGAACGCGACGTACGTGAGCGGCATCAGCTCGGCGAAGTGGTCTTCCATCTCCTCGGCCACCATCTCGATCTCCCGCTGCGGGAAGCTGGGCTGGATGGCGTCCGCGCTCTGGGTTCGCAGTCCGAGGAAGTGCATCAGGCTGCGCGCGTTGCACGTGACGTAGTACGAGGTGAAGATCCCCACCGGCAGGACCATGCGGGCTACCTCGCGGGCGATCCCGGCCTTGAGCATGTCCTCGTAGGCGCCGTACGCCTCGGTGTACGAGGTGAGCATGTTCGCTGCCATGCGGGCGAAGTGGGCGTCGCTTCCGGGCTCGAAGGTGTAGGCGCCGGGCTTGCCGACCTGCACCAGGTTGCGTCCCCGGTCGGGGACGTAGAAGACGGGCGCCAGTTCCTTGTAGCGTCCGCTCTCTTCGTTGTACGAGTGGCCGGCGCGGTGACGCATGTGCTCGCGGGCTACGAACAGCGGGGCCTCGATGTAGAAGGTGAACGAGGTGTGCTCGAAGGGGCTGCCGTGCCGGTCCCGCATCAGGTAGTTGATGAGGCCCTGGTCGCGGGTCAGGTCGACGACGCGGTCGTGGCTGGCGCCCACGGTGCTGACGCGGGCCGCGGTGGCTACGTCGGAGTCAGTGGCGCTGGACTTGACCAGCTCGACGGTCACGTCGCCGCGGGTCTTGATCTCGGTCATGCGGTGGGGGTCTCCTCGTCGTACATGTAGAGCTCGTTCACGTGGTGCACTCGCGTGCCGTACTTGCCTTCGAGAGCGGCGAGCTCACGCCTCAGCCGGTCTGCCTCCCGGCTCAGGCCGAGGCCGGTGTGGAACACCCGCTTGGGCTGGCGTCCGTTGAGCCGGCCGAAGGCGGCGACCCCGTGCAGGGTGTAGACGTTGTTCCGGTCGAACTCGGGGTAGAGGCGGGCCTGGTGGAATCCGTAGACGATGAGCACGTCGTCCGGGGCGACCGGGTCAAGCGGTCCGATGGGGAGCGACACTTACACACCCTCCCCGAGGTGAGACAGGGCCTCGTGCAGGGCGGCCACCGTCTTGGGCTGCCCGGCCTGGAGCCGGACGAGCTGGGCCCTCAGCCTCTTCACTTCATCGCCCAGGCGTACCGCCTCGTAGCCCGAGGCGCAGTGGCCGGCGCGGCAGATGTCGACCTCGTTCTTCAGGGCGTGGACCTCGTCCACGAACCCGATGCCGCCCGTCGTCGGGGCCGGCGTCTCCTCGAACACGATCGACTCCGCCTTGATGGCCTCGATGTCCACGCTCCGCGACGTCTGCGCGATGCGCTGTCCCTCGGCGATCCAGTCCCACCCTGCACTCACTTCGCTACCTCCTTGATTCGGTTCTCGTACGATGCGCGGGACTCGGACGTCAGGTGGTACCCACCCTCGTCGCACTGGTACCAGCGGGACTCCACCTTCAGTCCCCGCATGGTGCCCCGCGCCTCACCCTGTCGGCTCCGCTTGGCTCGGGCTCGGCCGAGCGCCTTCTCTGCGTCTCGCTCGGTCAGGAATCCCCGCTTGCCTCCACATGGGCAGCTCATCCAGTTGCAGGTCACAGTTCGTTGACTCCCTTCGCGGCGCCTCGCTTGGCGGGCGCCTTCTTCCTCGCCTTCAGTGCGGGATCGTCCTTGACGAACTTGTCACACTCGCACACTTCCAGGTGGCACTTGCCACGGCTTGCGCCGTCAATGCCGTGCATCCAGGGGGCGTGTCCACACTCGGGGTTCCAGCAGTAGCCGGGCCACCCGTCCTTCTTGCCGTCGTGGTTGGCGAGCATGATCCCCGACGAAGTCAGGGGCACCACTCGGCCGGTACCTCCGAAGCTCATCTTCTTGGCGAAGCTCTCCGCCTCAGCGACGGCGCCGAAGGGTCCGAAGTTCAGGCCCTTGCTGCCGTCCGCCCACTTGTGGACCATCACGAACAGGTCCCGCATCTGGAGCATGTCCCCGACCTCCTTGATCACAGCCTTGGCCAGTTGCTCCGGGCTGTCGAACGTCGGGTCTTCGAGGATGTCGACCACCTTCTTCAGTTCGTGCGCCCTCGGGGTGATCCTGATCTTGCACCTCCTTCTCGCTCGGCTTTGTGAGTGTCACAGTATCACACCGTCACACTTGCACAAGTTCGGCGACGCCGTGCAGCTTGGCGTGCAAGTCATCCACCGACCCGTCGTTGACCAGCACGTGGTCGAAGGGCCAGTTATCGAGCGCGGTCTCACTGATGTGCGCTCGGCCGTACTTGTCCTTGGTCGGGCCCACGCCCGGCCTCTCGACCCGGATCATCACGCCACCCCGGTCAGCCACTGCCCGCGCTTCGTTCTCGAAGCGGACGTCGGTCACGACCAGGCCGGCCGCGTCCTTGTGGTCGGCGTACAGGGCCTCGACCCACACGTCATCACCGAGCACTCGCCGGCCTGCCTCGGTGCCCGTGCGCTGGAGCAGGGACCGGACCTCCGGGTACGCGGTCTTCGCGTAGTCCCAGCCGGTCGAGTCGACGAGCTGCCGCAGGCGCAGGCTCCCGGCACCGTAGTGCCCAGGGATCAAGGGATTCACTGCGTACAGGAACTCCTTCAGCTTGTCGGCGTAGCCTGCCTGCCTCCAGCCTCGCTGGATCAGGGCGTCAGCCGCTGTGTTCTTGCCGGACCTCGCGTATCCGCTGAGGCCGACGATCAGGTCGGTCACTTCCAGCTCACCTCCGCTTCGACTTCCTCCCACACACGCAGGCCCTGCACGTTGGTGCCGACGTAGTCCTTCACGTCCTGCCGGATGGCTGCCGCACCCTCTTGCCCGAACGACCGCGTCCACTCGGCCGGGTCCTTGACGTCCACCGTGATGGTGATGGCGATCTTCACTGCTCGTTCTCCTTGCGGTAGGTGGGGAAGGTCAGACCGTCTCGAAGTAGAAGGAGTCGTTCAGGTCGCTCGCCTTGACGAGCTCACCCGTCAGGCCGGCGAACTCACGGGCGACGGTGAGGGCGACCGCCTGCACACGGGCCCGGCCTTCAATGAAGGCGATGCCGAGGTCGGTGATGGACCACCTCTGTTCGTGCTCTCGCCTGGCCAGGCCGAACCAGGACAGCTTCGCGAACACGGAGTACTCGGCGTTGCTCAGGCCCAGGTCGTCACGCTTCAGGGCCTGGCCGCCATGCAGGTACAGCTTGCCCAGTCCCGAGACCTCGTTCTTGCCGAGTCGGCTGCGCTTCTCGCTCACGGTGGTACTCCCCTCATCACGGCTGCCTCATCAGGAGGTGGGCGCCACCCCACCCCGACCTCCCTTCAGGAGGTTTCGGCTTGGGCTACAGGTCCGTCACTCGGACGGGTAGATGTCGATGCTCATCACTCGGCAGGTGATCTCCTTGGTGCCCAGGGAGTCGGCGTCCTCCAGGCCCACGGCCTCGAACTTGATCTTCTGGCCCGGCTTCACCGCCTGGTCGAAGCTGCTGGCCTCGTCGAGGCGGTCGCCCTTGGCGTTCAGGATCTCGATGCCCACGCTCACGTCGGAGACGACGGCGTCGGTGTTGGTCACGGTGCCGGTGACCTCGGGCCCCCACTCACCGACCTTGCAGGCGGTGAGCTTGGCCGCCTTCAGGTCGGCGTCACCCTTGGCCGGGGCCTCGTCCTCGGTGGACTCAGAGGCCGGCGCGCTGGCCGCCTTGGTCGGCTTGGTCGAGGCGTCGATGGCGTCACCGGAGCCGGCCGCGGAGGTGGACGCACAGCCGGTCAGCGCGGCGCCGGTCAGCACGGCGGCGACCACGGCGAGAGAGATGGTGTTACGCATGGTTCTTGTCTCCAGTTGAAGAATCGGCAGGCTCATCAGCGCCGGGATGCCAGCCCGGCGGACCTCCTCCCGGAGGTTTCGCCTTGTCACACATGCACACTCAGGACGTTTCGCGGTGACCGTCGAAGCAGTAGATGTACGAGGTGTCGCCGACCTTCGCCCAGCACAGGCGGTGACCCCAGACCGTGCCCCAGTACTCGCGGTGCGCGGCCTTGTTCGTCTTGACCCACGCCGCACGCTTGGCCGGGTCGTTCAGCTTCGGGTTCAGGTACGTCACCTTCCCGGCGCGGTCGACGTAGTACGAGTAGCCCTTGCCGTTGCCCTGCTTGCCCGCATCCCAGTAGCAGTTGCGGTCGTCGCTGTCGTCAGCGCACGGGCGGGTCGGGAGGGAGGCCGGCGAGTTGATGACCGTGGCCACCGACGTCACCTCCACCTCGTCACGCGGGCTGGTCGAAGTGGCCGAGCCGAGCAGGAACCCGGACGCGAGGGCGACGACGGCGACGATCTTGGCGGTGAGCTTCATGGTCAGTTCTCCTTGGTGAGGTTCAGCGGGGGAAGGGTGATCGCTCCGGTTCTCGGCGGCTGCCAGAGGGGAGGGAGCTCGAACTTGAAGGCGGTCAGCCTCGGGATCTCGTGCGGCTTGGCGACGCCGTGGTCTACGGCCACCGAGTACGTCAGGGCGAACTGGGCGACCGCCCGCTTGATGATCTCGCTGTAGCTCAGGCCCGTCGGGGCCAGCGTCTGGATGTGGCGGGCCAGTTCCTCGTCGACACGCGCACTGAGCTGTCGGGGCAGGTCACTCATCCGGGCACCAGCTCCGTCAGGATCTCGCCCTCCGAGCTGATGATCCCGGCGTCGATCAGGTCCAGTGCGGCTCGGCCGTACCAACCCTCCAACGTCCACACCAGACCGCTGCGGATGAGGAAGGCGAAGAGCTCCACGATCTCGTCGATCTCCAGCTCGTCCGACTCGAAGCTCATCAGGTCGATGGCGATGTCCTTCATGCGTCCCATGTCTCAG